ATCTTCATATTTTTGCTCCACTTTGGCACTATTAACGCCAGCGGAACTTGCAGGTATTTCACGAACATTCTTCATTTGGCTAAGCATGTCTTTCTTGGCATTAGCAGCAATTTTAGTATTTGCCTGATCACGATTGATAAGATAATGAATGTCATTAAGGGTCATTTTATGACTCTTAGCTTTATCCATCATTACTTTAAAATCATCATCAGACATTTTATTTTGCTCTTTAAACTTCTGTGCCTCAACATCCATAGTCTCTTTACGGGCATTCTTAGCTGTACGTCGTTTCTCAATGTCTTGTGCCTTGGCAATTTTGGTATTAACCTCTTTGTCAAGATACTTACGAAAAACTTTAGCAGAATCAGATCCAGATTCAGTCATAGCTTCGTGAGGATCAAAAACAAAGTCCTCGCCTAAGTGTAACTCTTCCTGAATAGTCTTCTGTTGTACATTACCCTGAAGATAATCGCGAACATGATCTACAAGACCACGGTCGTTTTTCATTGCGTCCAATATCGGCTTATAAGATTCGTTGTCTTTAAGCTCAGTATTTAACCTTTGAGCTTCTCTACTTGAATCTTTATACCGTTTTTCCCAGTCAACTTCGTCTTTGGTGCCCTCTTCTGATTGTTCAGGGGTTGCCTTTGCAGGGCCCTGAGTCTCTTGAGGGGTTACCGGATTATCTGTTTTCTCGGGTTCAGTGATTGCACTATTGACTTCAGCCTCCAGCGCATCAAAGAAATTCTCAGCAGAGCCAAAATCATCCGTTGCCGAATCCAATGGGTTACTACCTTGTATCTCTTCTTTCATTTATATATCTCTCCTTATCATTTTATAATAAACTGCATAATTTAACCCTTTTCTTTAGACGATTGCAAGTTATTTTTTATTCTTTTTGCCTCTATGCCTAAATCTTTACCTATAAGCGCAGCTTCCTTCCTTATCGTATCACGATAAAATCTTTGCTCAGCAAGGGTTTGATTCTCAGCCTTGGCAATAGACGTCTTAGTTTCTTCCTTACGCTTGCCAACCTCTATAGCACCCTGCATAACTTTTTGCTTGATACCTGATTGAACAAGTTGTCTTTCAAGGGTTTCAATAGTTCCTTCTTTATCTTTCAATGTTTGCTCCATACCTTGTAATCTCCCTGACATCTGAGCCATTTGACTCTTACGTTGTGATATACGTGCTTTATTTCTAATATCTGTCTCTGCCAATACTGCCATATCATCTACTACGCCTAATTTCATTAACTCTTTTAATTCAGCTAAATATGCCCATCTATTGACAGGTAATGTAGAACCAGCAACAATTCTTACATCAAATTTAGCAGCAGCATAATCATGGAATTTACCAATAACCTCACCATATTCATTATACATTGGGATATTAATCTCTACCTCTTTTTCCTCAGGAACATCATTGGGTTGTACAATACGAATAACTTTATGAGCAGTATATACGGCCTGTGAATATTGCTTAACTATTAAACCAATCTGTCTAAGCGCAGGTTCAATAGCATGTTTTAACCAGCCTTTTATCCTTCTTGTTCCATATTCATCCATAGCAAGCATACCACGAAATGTTTCATGCTGTGCCCCTGTATCTCCCTGCATACCAGCATAAATGCCAGCTAAATATTCCATATCCTGCTTTCCTTCCTGTACTATCTGGAAAAATGCATTAGATAACGGCATAGGCATTACGGGAGTTGGTGGATTAGCACCTGGCCTGATAGGTAGTAATGCACCAGGAGAGCTTGAATATTTTTCCCAATAATCCATATCTATAGAACCCTCCTCGTGCATCCACCGTAGCGAACTTCCTAAGGAAGCATTATGTACCATAATTTGGTGAGACTTATTAAGTTCACGCTGTTTACCTATAAGTGGTGCTACTGCGCTAACTGGATAAGGGGTACCTGTCCATTTAAAATGAAGTGGTACTATCGGATATTCTGTAATAGTCTCTGGAAGGAATTGTTCACTTAATAAAGTATCTCCAACAATTTTTGTATGTCTTATCCTTGATTCATAAAACTGTATCTGATCAACAAGCATTTCTGCAAATTCAGGAACCTCAATCATCTCCTTAAATTCCTTCTCACTAACAATCCTATTCTCCACCTGAGAAGCCTCTGCTTGAAGTTCGCTCATATATTCTTGTTCTGCTGACTTTAATTGATCCTCCACCATCTTCGCAGACTTCTGCATTTCCAGGTCATATCTCTCCTGAAGCATCTCTCCCGCAGCTACTGCAGCCTGCATTGTACGATCCTGCTCTAATAACTGGACCTCCATTTCCGACTTCAATTCTTTAATACGTACTGTCACGCGTTGAGATATCTGCTTTAAAACTTCCTTATCAGGTGGAACTTGATAAAAAACATTAACATATGAAACTTTAATTTTTTCATACATTTCAAAAAATTCTAATAAAGTATCATTCTCTCCAGTCTCAGGATCCACAGATTCACCTTCGGTGATATCCTTGTAATGAAAATCCTTGCGAGCACTATCAATAGCCTTTTCCGTATATATATAATCAGCACTCTCATCAGAAGAAGCTTTAGCTATCTTTTTTGCATAATCAGGGAATAATATCTGCAGATGATTTCGTGGCAATACCTTACGTATCAAAATAAAAGCAGCATCTCTAAATAAAATATCTCTTGATTTTGGATCTACATATATATCAAATGGCTCTGGCTGCCTAATTACAACATCACCCATACCATGATCACTATCTACATCTACATCTATTTGTAGATAACCAAGACTTTTAGTAATAGCATCATTTGTAGCATTGGCTATAAGAGTAGCCCCATCTGAATTATTCCATATATAATCTGCTACATCAGAGAATAATGCTGCTACATCAACATCTGAACCATCAACGCCAACAGCCTGCCAACGAGGTTCATTAGCAGTAGCATAGAAATTAAGCATTTCAACTACCGGAAGTATACGATTAATTGTAAAAGTAGGCATTCCCTGATCTTCCAATGCAGATCTTTCTGACTCTGTAAGTTGATTATCATTAGAGAAATCAAAACCTTTTTGGTTAATATATTCCCATTGGACTCTATTAGCTGAATTAGCCCTCTGGAATATTTGTCTAACAAGTTCTACTCTTTTTTTATTATTTGCCATTTTTTCCCCGTTTTATTTTAACGCATTTACCATTAACTGTTTTATATCCTTTACCGCATTTATTATACTTCCTACGCGTATCACCAGTCTTTAAAGGACTCTTATCTTCTACTCCTAAATCATCTGTTCCAAAGTAATCTGCCATTATCTTAATCCATTCCCGCCTCTACGACGACGCTTATCCTGCTTCCCCCTCCTCCTAGCTTCAATTCTTGGTTTCTCCACAATCGCCTTTGGTTCTTCAATGGAAAGCATAGAGGTTAATATTAATTCTGCTATCATTTGTGTACCTTTGTTAAGAATTCTTTTGGCAACCCCTGAGAAAACAATCCAGTCTCCTTACCCATCTTTACTCCCTCGGAAGTTACATCCTGTATTCTGCCTGTTGTAGTAAAATGCTTTTTCATGAATGAAATTGGTACCTCAAATTCTAATAAAACCCCACCTTCCGTCTGAGCTATCATTTCTGCATAATCCCTCTGTTGTGTTACCCATAAAGACTTCTCCCCTCCCGTAAGCGTATGATGTCCACCACCTACAAATTTACCTTCCTGAACCATAGATCCAGGATGCCACTGATCAACACCCCTATATAATGTTACCATTTCTTCTCCAGATTCCTTTGCTATTTTTAATGCTCTCTTAGCAGAAACTGCTTGCCCAATAAAGGGAATGATTGCAGCCATAGATAATCCCGCCTGACCAAACTCTCCTTCTGCAGCATATAATATTGCATCTGCTATATCAGCTATATTGCCAAGACCTGGAGTAACGCCAGCAGCCATAAGCATATTATGCACATCTTCGCTTGTTACCTCTGCTTTATCACCCGTAAGATTTACAGCAGTCTTATCAGATGCAGCATAATTCATATTATCAAATGCTCTTTCATTTACACCAGGAATCATCTATGCTACCACCCAATTCTTTGCTCTTGGTACATGCTTATGGTAACTACCATCCTTATTTTCAATAATTCCTTTAGGAGGATGAGCATACTTACAAGCATATGCTAATGCATCAATAGTATCATCATGCCCCATTCTAGGACCAAAAGTTATAACTTCTTGCTGAAGATCGTACATATCTTTCTTGAGGTGTACCGAACCGATTGAAAACCTTTGAGCAAGTATTTCCTGAATCCTGTCTCGCTTTGACATTCTTGTTCCTGGCTTTTCAGCTGTATATTTAACAGAGAAATCATTTTTGCGTCGCATTTCCGCAACCAGCGCTTGAAAAATTGGCCTTGACATAGTCGTCTCTTCAATAGTAAACAAATTTGGATGGTAGATGCCGTTATACTTAAAAATGTAATCCACAATTCCCTTACGATCTTCACCCGGTATCCCGAGAACAGGTAGCGAACGTTTGCGTATATACTCAAGAATATAAATATTATTATCAGGGCAAACGCCCACAAAAAGTATGACACTGAAATCGCTATCCCTACGAGTGGAATCAGTAGCAGGGTCCACACCTGCAAAGACATGAATCGGCTTAACATCTCCCTCGGCTGTATGGATATAGCTGATCCCAGTTTCTTCATCATATACATAATCCCCACTCCAATATTTGATATGATTTCTCGTAAAGATTGCATCATCTTCACTTTGCACCTCCATCATATATTCCTGATAGAACTTCTGTGGTTGTCCAGAGTCTACATAAAATTTCTTCTTTCTCTCCATCTCCACCTCTCCAAACCAATCTGGCCATAGTGGAGTTCCGTCT